AGTTGAAACAAGATGAGAGATTACTTAAAAGAATTTAGTGGTGATGTCATTGGTGATTTTTTAGTTGAGAATGATATTAGTAAAATTTTAAAAGAAGCAACTGGTGGAGTAAATTCACCTACCGATGATGGACCACCTACATTTTACAGAAACCTTTCAGATTACAAAAAAGAATCGAGAGATTGGATATTATCTTTACAAAATGAATTAGGTTGGAAAGTATTAGATTATATATTAACTGATGGGGCAATGGATCCTGAAGAAGATTATACAATGTCATATCGAGCAACAAATCCAATATCTCACGGAGAGGTAAAAAAGTATAAAAAGACTTTACGAGATGTAATGGATAATTTAGGTTGGAGAGTCATCAAGTGGATGGGAGTTGATAAAGACCAACAAATTGCAGGACCTCCTGTAGCAGCTGGTATTGACGCTAAGGGTAGAATGGAAGATAACACTTATAATACTACAATGCAAGCTAAAGGATTAACAGTTGATGGTGAAAAGAAATCAAATCCAAAGTTTAATGGTGATAAAAAACGACCAAGACTTCATGTAGAAAAATATTCACCACTTTCAAAAGATTGGTGGGAAGATGAACTTAGAGAATTAATAACAGAGGGTGGAGCATACGGACATATGGCACATCCTTTTGATGATAAGGATTTGACTTTTAAAGATTTAAAAAATATCATAGAACGAGGTTTGGGTGGAGAGTTAAGTCGTGAAGATAATGTAACGGAAAAGCTTGACGGACAAAACCTTATGATTAGTTGGAGAACATAATGGCTATTACATTAGATGTTAAAGTGGGAGATACTATTCTTGTTGGTAGATTTAAAAACAAGAAAATGAAAGTGAAAAGTATCAGTACAGATAAACATGGGATGCCAACGGTTAATGGTAGAAAAGTGGCAACTTTTAGATATTATAAACCTGTTGAAGAAAAAATTTCGAGAGATCAGGAAGGTTATGGTAAGTATGAAGAACCTGATGATAGTGATTTTGATGAACCATCTAAGACTAAAAAATTAGAAGGTAAATCTACATATAAACAAATAATGGAGATGTGATAATGAAAATATGGAAACTCATATTAGGATTCTTTGGTTTAGTTGGTGGACTTTTTGCCGCAGGAGCGGTTAAAAGTAAAGAAGTAAAAGAATTACAGGGTGTTATAAAGGAAAATAAAAAGAAAGAAAAAGCAGTAGAAAAAGAAATAAAAGTATTACAAGAAAATAAAACAAAAAATAAAAAAGAAATAACAAATTTAAAAAGAAAACTTACTCGTAGTAAAAACGAGGTTAAGAAAATGGAAACAGCTTACGAAAGTGATGATGTAGAATCCGCAGAGGAATTTTTACGAAAGTTTTCCAAGAGTAAATAATTATATATGTATATAAGGAGAAAATAAAATGGCTGACAATCCCGTACAAGGTAAAGGTATTGGAGGTAGGACACGAGCTCGAATACTTGCAACTGGTGATTATAACAGAATAACAAAAGTACCTTCAAGTACTACATTTCATGCGACTGGTTCAAACGCTGGTGCCGCATTTATATGTGAGGCAACTAATAATGTTGTTATTCACGCCGCAAATGGTGGAGTAATCCCAGGAACTGCATTAACAGCAGATACACTATATCCGATTGGAACAAAGAAAGTAGTGATTGGTAGTACTGGTGTCGTTTACATACTACACAGATAGGAGTTAATATGAAATATCTATGGGTATTACTATTATCCATTCCATTGCTTGGACAAGAAATACAGAAGGATGGTCAAACACCAACTTCATTTACATATGACGAAGCGTTAGAAATGTTAAAGGCTCGTGATGCACAATGGGAAGGTAAAATAGAAAAGGCTGATTCATTAATTGCATCACAAAAAGTGGTAATTACAGATCAGGAAAAATTAATTGAAAAATATGAAGAACAGGCTAAGGTTGATGTTTTAATAGTAGCGGCAAAGGATAAACAAATTGAATCTTTGAGAGCCCAAAATAAAGCTAATGAGCAAATGGTAAAATTAGCAAAACCAAGTTGGTATGAAAACAAATGGTTGTACTTTACTTATGGTGCAGCATCAGTAATTGTTCCAACTTATTTTGGTATCAAAATTGTGGACATAGCAGATTAATGAGTGAAATAAAATCAGTCATCAAAAAGGAATATTTAAAATGTGCACAAGACCCTGTGTATTTCCTAAAAAAGTATGCTGTAATTCAACATCCACTAAAAGGTAAAGTTCCTTTTGCTTTATATCCATTTCAAGAAGCATCCCTAAAAGATTTTAAAGAACATAATTACAATATTATTCTGAAAGCTCGTCAGTTAGGAATATCAACATTAACTGCAGGATATGCACTATGGATGATGACATTCCAATCAGACAAGAACATATTGGTTATAGCAACTAAACAAGATACCGCTAAGAACTTGGTTACGAAAATCCGAGTGATGCACGCAAACTTACCGAGTTGGGTAAGGTCAAATTGTGTTGAGGATAACAAACTTTCATTACGATACTCGAATGGTTCACAAGTAAAAGCAATATCAAGTACTGAGGACGCAGGTCGTTCAGAGGCACTATCTTTACTCGTTATTGATGAGGCAGCATTTATCGATAAGATTAATACAATATGGACTGCTGCACAAAGTACTCTATCAACTGGTGGACAATGTATTGCACTATCTACACCGAATGGTGTTGGTAATTGGTTTCACAAAACTTGGGTAGGTGCTGAAGAAGGTGATAATGATTGGAATA